TTCCTCTGTCATCTGCGTCTGTGCCTGCAGGTGATACATAGTAAACTTTTGGAGTAACATCAAAGTCCTCCCAGAAAGGAATACTGTTTGAACCTACTTTTAGTAATTGTCCAGGATCTCCCAAACCAATTCTTAATCTTGTAGAATCATCATTTTGTGTTTTGATATCACCAGGATATTCCAATACGTTTGGTGTGTGACCTTGTGCTAATAATACCCAATAAGGACCAACATTGTCTGATGCAAAGTCTAACGGTGGTTTAGCATCTGATGAATTTGCTTCGTGTTTAAGAATACATTTGTATAAAGTACCTGCTACGGTTACAACATCTCCAGGGAAATAAGTATTTTCTCCTGTAACACCACCAATGCCTACTTCAACCCACGGACCTTTGAAAGCATAACCTTCTACAAGTAATTGCCAAGGAAAAGGTGTATCGGTTCCTTCATCATACACACTTCTTGTTGATGGATCAACCTGTTGATTGTCTTTTACAGCGATGTAAAGATCACCACCTGCTCTAACAACGTCACCTGTTTTGTACGCTAATGGTAATTCGCCTAGATTAGGATCAATATAAGTTGATGACCATTCTCCTTTGAATGTGTAACCTACAATTTGTAATTCCCAAGTGCTTGTGGCATCTGTTACTGCTGGAGTAACACCTATGTTACTTTGTAAAGCAACGTATGTGTAACCTCCGTAAAGTACCACATCTCCTTGTTGATAATATTTTGATTGGTTCCATAAATCTTCATATTCCAATCCTGGCATCCACAGATTATAATTAGTTTCATCCATGATTGTGTCAATAGCCCAATGTCCTGTTGCTACTTGCCACATACCCGGTGACCATCTTACTAATTCACCTGGAGCATATCTTTCACCGAAAGCATAATCGCCTCTGTATCTAATTCCTGTTAATACTGTTTCCCATTGTTGGCTGTTCGCTTCTAGTCCGTCAGTGGAAACGTTTGCTAAACCATTTACAGAAACTGTTGTTATTGCACCATCAGTAACTGTGTTAATTGTGATCACAGCATCATTGTCAGGAGTTGCTCCTCCAATGCTTGTGCCTAAAATTGTGAATGTTTCTAGTGCCACATAGTTAGAACCACCGTTTGTGATCTTAACATAATAAGTTGCTCCAACTTTGAAAACAAAGAATTGAAATCCTGCACCAGCAACTGTTGTAGTAGATGCTACTGTTGGATTAACAAATTTATTTGAAAGTGCTGATCTGTGTCCTGTTTTACATCTATAAACTGTACCACCATAGTACACAATATCATCTGGATAATATAAAGTGTTGTTGATCCAATCTCCTCTGAAATTGTCTGATCTTGAATATTGATCCCAATATGCCGCATTGTATTGTAAACCATCGTCAGCAGAACCAGAAGTGTGTGCTGTGTTACACTTCCAAATTGATCCACCGTAGATTACTGTTTGGTCAACGTTATAAAGAGTATTTGGAGTCCATACACTTGCCCAATCTTCTCCACGAGCAAAGTATACCCATTTCAATTCGTCACCTAATACACCATTGCTGGCAGATGCATTTGAAATATGTCCTTCAATACATTTGTAAATTAAACCACCAACTTTAACTAGTTCACCTACTTTGTAAAAAGTAGAAGGTTGCCAAGCACCTGTCCAACTTTGCCCGTCCATCATTTGTGACCAACGAGGAGTTGAGTTGTTTAAATCATTATAAAAATTTGAATCTGATGTGTGTACTTCGATACAAACAAAAACTTTTGCACCATATCTTAATACATCATCTTTAACATAAAGAGTGTTGGCTGTCCAATCACCTCTCCATCTAAATCTTATCCTATCTATACGAAAATCTGCCATTGATTAATTCCTAACTGTATTTATCGCTCCTAACTTTCATAAGGTTCTACATATCCTGGATATGTATGAGCCTCGTTCACTTTTAATACTAATTCTCCCTCGTTGTTTACATAATAAAATAGGTTTCTACCGTCCCATTTGTACTGTTCGTACACAAGATTTGGATAAACTTTTCTATGTTGTTGATCTCTGCCTTCAAAAAAGTCTTCACCTCTGCTCCAGTTGTTGTAATTTTCGTCAACATTTCCTGGTCTATTCAATTGAACACCATCTTCAAGTTTTAGTAAGTCTGCTTTCACCATGTATAATTCGCCGGCATCAGTTCTACGCAAACCGTAGAAATATCTATTGTTTGCTAGTGTTTTTTGTAACTCGTCTATGCCTACGCCAAATACTTGTGCCATTTAATAACTCACTATGTTATATTAATTGTATTACCCATTAATGCGTGTGCTGTACATTGGTAATATAAAGTGTTTGGAGCATCCATTGGAACTTCAAACACAATATTACCTGATGCCGCACCATTGTTTGTTACACCTGATGTGTACGCCGCTCCACCATTAGAAACTCTAATTTGGAATGGGTGACTACCACCAGATAAATTTTCAAATATGTATGTGTGTCCTCTTGACAAATACAGTACTGGATCGTTAGTAGTTACAGGAAATCCTGGTCCTGAGAAAGTGTAATCACTTGAACCATTAGCACCTAATCTCCAAGTTAATACTGGACCATTCTTCTGTTCCCAACGTGTTCCATTGAAATATAAAACATTTCCTTGTGAAGGTGCTACAGAAACACCGTTGCTTGCCGCACTTGAGAAAAGGTGAGCAGATGTGTCTGGAGATATACCAACATTCACTGTGATCGAATTTGATGTTGTTGATGTAATCGCTATCGGCGTGTTGTACGCTGGATCAGTTACTCTTGGATACGAGTGAACCGTAGCATGATTATCTGTTGCACAGGTAAACACTATACTTCCGCCTTTGATGATTACTTTTTGTCCAACTATTAATGAGTGCGTACCAATTGTCATTGTTAACACACCTGTTGCACCTGAATAAGTTGCACCAGTAACAGTGAATTTTTGTAATGCTAAATCAACGTCAGACAATTCATTTAGAATTGTTGCACCTGTTGTGGCAGTTGAAAATTCTAATCCTGTTCCTGCTGAATTAACTTTTACAAATCTATTTGCCGCACCTGTGTAACTTGAAGGTGTGTCAGTTAGTGCTGTTAATGTTGTTGCGATAGTTGGTTTATTGTTTAAGTTGTTGTAGTTCAAATAGTATGTGCTGTCTAAACCATCTAATGTGTCTGCGTCTGATCCACCAGCACCTGAAGTTGCATCAGTGCCTGGTACCCAGTTTGTACCGTTCCATTTTAAAACGTTACCTGCTACCGGCGCCGAAGTTGTTGTGTCAACATCTGATAGTGCGTCTATTGAAAATGCTGAAACAATTGTTAAACCGTCTGATGTACCATTTACTCTTAAAAAACCGCCTGCTAATCCACCGTAATCTGATGGAGTATCTGTAAGATCAGTAAATGTTGAGGCTCCATCGCCGCCGCCACCTTGAGCGGCAACGTTTCCTGGTTTCCATTTTTGAGCGCCAGCATCATAAATTAATGCTTGACCGTTTGTAGGAGTTGCTGAAGATGTATCAACGTCAGCAAATATATCGATAGATTTATTCTCATCTGCAAGTTTTACCCAAGCACCTGAGTGAGCGTAGTAGGAGGCATTCTCACCATGTACATGAGCAAACATTCCATGATACGTTGCCGCATCTGGTAATTCTGCTAGAGTGTTGTATAAAAATGTAATTTTGTTTGCACCTGTGGCTGTGATCAAATTGTTATTAACAATGGTCAGTGCTGTGCCGTTACCAAGTGCAGTGTATAATTCACCGAAGTTGGCATTTATTTTTCCACCGGCGTCCCTTAACGAGTCACCTTGACCGTCATTCGGGATAATACCAGTGTTTATCAGTTGTCGTGTCATTCGTTTTTCCTCCTACTTTATCCTCTATCGAATGTTATTTCATTACTATCCATTAAGTAATTTGTTTTATCTAATGTGAATATTGTTGCTTCTCTAATTAAGTTTTCATCAGTTTGTGGATAAGTTATTACACCATCACCCACGTTACTGTTAATTCTTACAACTAATTCACCGTCGCTGTTTATGTAATAATTTAAATTTACATCGTCCCATCTAAATTGTTCGTACCTTAAATTTTTAAAAGGTTTAGCATGATTTAAATCTCTACCTTCAAAAAAATCGTAGCCTTGATCAAAATCTTTAAAGTTATCATCAATGTTTCCTGGATTGTTTATTGATACAGGATCGTTTGCTGATAGTTGGTCCACTTTACCAATGTATAAATCTCCTTCGTCGGTTCTTCTCAAACCGTAAAAGTATCTATCTTTGATACCATTTTGAAGATATACTGATGTATCCTGACCAACGGTGTTTGACATCTTATGTTATCTCCACGTAACTCAACACACAATCTAATGAGTCGTTGATGTTTGCTTGAACGTTTAATGAGTTTTGACTTGCCACAATTAATTTTTCTCCAGAGTTTAAAACCCTTAAAGAAGAATTAGGAGCAATCAAAACATCTTTCACAATAAAACCTGTAACCGAATCTGGAGTTGCTGTCAATGTAACACTGGCTTGTACAACTGATTCTGTCAAGTTTGCTAAAACCATTCCGATGATAGTTGTGTAAGATCCTACCTCTGCTTCATAAACAGGAGTGGTTATAGTTCCTATATTTTTTGTTACAGAGTTTCTAAAATTCGTTGCCATATTTTTCCTATCCTAATGCCAGTGCATATTCCACTGCAATTTCTGTTGCATCAATAATACTAACAGCACCCGACGAACCTGCGATAGATCCCCATTGGATACCATCATAAAGTTCAACACGTTGATCTGCGGTGTTGTAACGTATCATACCTGTTATCGGTGTTACTGGTCTATTTGCTGTTGTTCCAACCGGAAGTACAAATCCACCAGAATCTGACACATCAATATATCCTGTTCCTGTGGTTTTAAACACAATCGGAGCAGATATAATATTAGTTATCGCATTTCCTTCAAATTTGAAGTCTTCAATCCTGATACTACCATTTCCTTGAGCATTTAGGATCAAATCTTGGTCAACACCAGTGGTTGTCAGTGTATTTCCAGTGATTTGAATGTCGTCTACAAGTAAACTTGTGACATCAAATCTAGTAGGATTCACATTTGCTACCAAAACTCCACCAGCATAAAATCTAATTGTGTCATCATTAGCACCTGGTGTCAATTCTGCTGTGATGTATGTGTCTCGATCTAAATCATAAACACCCGTTAATGCAATCCAGTTTGTTCCGTTGTATCCTTCAAACACAGAATCGTCTGTGTTATATCTCATCATACCTGCTGATGGAGAGCCTGGTCTTTCAGCAGTTGTTCCTGTTGGAATTTTTAATGATCCTGTACCAGTTACTTTGAAAACTCCTGATGCAGGATTTACTATAAAATCGCCTGTGTTATTAGACATTGTGTCACCTGACACAGTAAAGTTTTCAAATTTTACAGAACCTGTACCACTTGCTCTTAATTCTAAATCTGCGTTTGTGTCATTGGTTTGAATAACATTTGTATTAATATTAACTGAATCAATCTGTGCTTCATTGGCAAATACTGTGTTCCATCTTTTTGTGGCAGAACCAATGTTGTATGTGTTGTCTTGTGCTGGAATAATATCTGATCCTATACCTGCTGTGATATTAATTGAATCTGTTGTTTCATCACCAATTGTGACATTGCCACCTATTGTGATATCTCCTGTTACATCGAGATTTCCATCAATATTAACATTGTCCACAAAATTAATTTGATTACTGAAAGCATCTAAATTTAAATCACCTGATGTGGTTGTTACTTCATTGCCAGAAATTTTTACATTACCTGTTTCAATTGAATTACCTGAAATTACAGTAACATTTGGACCTGATGTAAATGTAAGTGCTTGATCAACATCTATGTTTAATGATGCTGATGTAAAGTTAACTTGTCCTGTATTTTGATTTACATGAAATTGATCACCAACTCTAAAGTCACCTTTATGGTCAACAGATGAATAATAAATTTTAGCATTGTTAGATGTAACCACTTCATTGGCTTGAATAACTGTAACTTCATCATTATCTGTTTCGTAGTCGTTACCAATATAGGCAAAATTGTGAGATATCAAATACATTTTTACACCGACACCATCTCCTACTGCTCCATATGTTCCGTAGATTGATGCTGATGCTATTGATCTTACTTCTGCACCAAAGTCTGTATAATCAACCAATGTGAAGTTGGTTGCTGTTGCTCCTGTTGAAAATCTAATATCTTGAACAGCAATGTTTGTGTCTAATAAAACAGTTGATCCATTTGGTCCATTAAATCTAGAAACTAAAACTGTGTCTGGATTTCCAATAGCCTCTGTTGTTGGAGGAGTAAAGTTTGCTGTTCTAATTGCTGAACCTTTGTAAATTACAAAGTCGTCTATGTTACCAATAAAGCCATTGTTGTTGTCATAGTTGTTACCCATCACAAGAGGTTTTGCCGCACCTAAATCATTTGCTAGAGTTGTACTTCCAACATTTTGTCCAGCAATGTACATTGTAACTGTTGATCCATTTCTCACAATTGAACAATGTGTCCAAGTGTTTAAATTAAATCCTTGAGAACCTGTAATAACGTTAGCACCATTTACATATAATTTTGGTGCGTTGTTTGTGAGATACAACATCAAAGAATATTCAATCGACTGATTGTTTCTAAAATCAAACAGTGTTGTAGATTGTAATTGAGTTGCGTATGCCCAGAATTCAATAGTGAAATTACCAGTGCCGAATCCAAAGTCTGCTGTGGTTGAAATAGAAGCACTATCTCCTATTCCATCCAACAGCAAACTAGCCTGTCCAAACTTCTTAACATTGGTATCTAATTGTGCATCACCATTGGCAGTTATTTGTTTGCCAGTGGTTTCAGGTGGTAAAGCAAAACCAGTTGACTTACCATCTATAATAATTTTTCCATTGTCTACAGATTCAACTGTGCCGGTACCTAATACAGTAACACCATCCACATCATAATATGTGATCACGTGTCCAGGTGCTATAGGTGTACCTGTAAATCCAGAAACTCTTAATTGTGTTTTTCCATCTTCTGCTAAACCAGATACACCATCTACTGCGTAGATACTTCTTGCCGCAAAATAAGTGAACGAGTTTAACCATTCAATACGCACACCGTTTGTTAATGTGATTGCATCCACACCTGGTGTTATAAATGTTGCATTTTGAAACAAACAACTTGCTTCGTTTGAAGCCGGAGTTGCTACTGCACCATCTAATAGAGCACCTTTACCAGCATCTCCGGATCCAAATCCTCTTGGATCTTGTGCTGTGGTTATTGAACCTTGTGTGATTACAGATACGTTTCTAATGTAAGGTGATCTTGAACTGATCTGAAAGCCTGTTGAATCATCTGCACCTGTTGAATTAAATCTAAATGCGTGTCCTGTATTAGCAACACTGTTGTAATAAAATCCTGTAACTGTTAAATCTTCGATCGTCACTTCACCATTAAGAATGAAAGCATCTTGACTATTTGTTAAGGCACTGGGTTGAATTGTTACTGCTCTTAATCCGTCACCTCTGATTGAAACTCCTGTTGGAACAACCAAAGGAAAATCTTCTGTGTATGTGCCTGGATATATGTAAATGTGATCTCCTGCCACTGCCACTGATAATGCTTGTTCAATAGAAGCATAAGGATCGTTTTGGTGCGTTCCTGATTTAGCATCATCGCCGTTGGTTGCAACATATATCACCTTTCCAGGACGTGCTGTTAAGTCAAGTCCTTGTACTGTGATGTTGCCAGAAAGTGTTAGATTATCTACAATTAAGTTGTTGGCATATGCATTGTTCCAACGTTTTGTAGGTGTACCTAAATTATAAGTGTCTGATTGATCTGGTGTTAAATTAGATGTGATATCAGCATTGATCGTGATTGAATCTGTGTCTGAATCTCCAATGGTAATGTTACCATCTGCTCTAATATTACCAGTTGCGTGAATATTTCCGTTTACTCTAGTGTTACCGTGTACTTCGACGATACCCGTTCCGCTTGTTACTATTTCAAAATTTTGATTAGAATCTGTTGCTGTGATGGAATTTCCATCGATTATTAAATCATTAACAAATATCCTATTGTTGTAAATGATGCCATCAGCGGCTGAAAAATTTAATTGTGGTGCTGTGGTACTGATTGTGTTGCCAGATACTCTGACATTGCCCACATCTAATTGTCCTGTAACTTCTGCATTTACTGTACGTGCTGTTCCATTTACGTCTAATGGATACTGCGGAGTAGCGGTTTTTATGCCGATCCTGTTGTTATTAACATCAATGTATAACAGGTTAGTCTCAAAAGCCAAGTCTGCTCCATTACGCAGAAGATTGGACTTTAAGAGCTGACCCGAAATTCGACCAACGGCCATTGTTTACTCCTTTTTAAGCACGGGGATCTTGTCCCACCAACCTGATTTTCACCTTGCGTTGTTCACAAGTTCTTCGTCGGTTGTACCACGGTTTGTCCTGCTGAATCTGGTCGGATAACAGCATTAATGTTATTTATCGAGGTTTTGGTATTATATTGTACAAGGTTAATTTATACTAGTTTAATATCAGGTTATAAATGGTATTCAAATCGTTGGCTAGTTCTCTGGTCACTGTGACCTCTTGTACACCAATGGATTGAACCCATCCATCTGCCGCGCCAGCATACACCTGTAACTCCTTATTGTCTGTGTTGAACCACAAGGCTCCCAATCTTGGTACTGTTGCGTTTCTTTGTGCTTCAGTTCCATATGGTCCTACGTAACCGTTTGTGGTGTCAAATTGAACTGTTCTGTTCTGTTTTAAGCCTGTTCCAGTAATGGTAATATCAGCATCAACAACTGTGTTTTCTATCAAACCACCAGTTATTTCAAGGTTTGCTGTGTCCAGCACAACTTTACCTGCACCGTTGGCTATCAATGCGGCTTGCCCACCTATACTGCCCACAGTTACAGTGTTGTTATCCAGTGCAAACTGATTTTGACTGGAAAATCTAGTAACCCTTAAATTACCCAAGCCGTCTATTTCACCTATATTATTCGATCCTGCGTAAAAAGTAAATTTATTATTGTTTAATTCTATTGCAGTATTTCTATCACCATCTTTAATTCCATTCAGTGCTATTTTGCCTGTGGAGAACATTTCAAATTCGTTCAAAGATGTATCATATCTAATGGCATTTCCTTCAGCAGGATCTTGAGCAGTTGTACCTTTAGGAATTTCAATGTTGGATAATCCTACAAATTGTAAACTGTTTCCACTGACCCCAAATCCTAGATCTCCTTGTGATGATGTGATTGTTGTTTTAAATCCAATACCTTCTAAATTAACTTTACCTGTGCCACTGCCTCTTAATTCTATGTCAGAGTTTGTGTCTGTGGCTTGTATGATGTTGTTGTGAACTTCTAAACTGCCTGTTGAAAATCTTGTGCTTTCTAGATTCTGCCAACGCTTTGTGCTGGATCCTATATTACTTTGAGTATCTTGACTTGGTAATAAATCTTGTTGAAAGTCCATAGCAAAATCCACAGTGTCACCTGCTTCATTTCCAAAATTAATTGCAGATCCTCCAATAGTTACATTGCCTGTAACATCAACGTTTGGCATCAATACATTTGAATTTAAATTTACATTATTAGATCCAGCCGCACTAATTGTTAATCCACCTTGTAAAGTTTGTATTTTGTTGTTTGAAATTCTAAAATTGGGAACATCTATTTTTGTAGCATCTATTAAAGTTGTTGTACCAGCCACACCAACAGTAAGTGTTGAAGCACCTAAATCTCCATCATTTACAGCAATTGATGTTGTGCCTTTGCCAAAGTCAATTATAAAATTGTCACCAACTCTAAAGTCTCCTCCTTGATCTTGACTGACATAATAGATTCTACCGCTGTTAGTTTCTTCTGTTTCGTTATTTTGATCAATTAAAGATTCATCGTTTTCGACATCTTTACCTGAACCAACATAAGCAAAATTATGAGATATAGCATAGCCTTTTGTGTTTAATCCATCTGCTGTGATACCTTTATTACCGTACACACTGGCAGAAGCAATTATTCTTGCTTCAGAACCACTTAATAATTTTATACTGGTATCGGAAAAATATGTAAAACAATCTATAATTTCTGCTCTGGCTTGATTTTTTAGTGTTATACCGTCTGCCCCTGGTGTAATAAAAGTGACTGCGTTGAACAACATTGATGCTCTTGGAGAGGCATTGTCTAATACCGATCCATCTACCAATGCGCCTTTACCAGCATCACCTGAATCAAAACCTCTTGGATCATCTACAGTTCTTGTTTCTCCTTGCGTAAGAACTGTAACGTTTTGTATGTATGGAGATTTTGTAACAATACCGGCATTTGGTGCAAATCTAAAAGCATAACCTTTATCATTTACAGCATCATATTGAAAATCTTTAATAGTTAATTCTGAAACCATGGACGCATCATTTAACAAAAATGCATCTTGAAATCTTACTGGTACTTTTGGTTTAATAATTACCGATCTGATGCCGGCACCTTTAACAGTTACGTTTGCTGGTACTTCTAATGGAAATTCTTCTATGTAAGTGCCGGGTAAAATGTGTACTTCATGTGGACCATTTGTGCTTTCTTCTAACTGTTGAAGTGCGTGTTTGATTGTGCCAAAAGCAAAGTTAGGATGATTTCCTGTTAATAAATCTGTTCCGTTAGTACTCACATACCACTTGTTCTCTATACCTAAGTTTACTCTTACACCTGCTAGTGAGATTGTATTATCAACAACAATATCATTCAATCCAGTCATTGCTTGAACATTTACTTGTCCCCAACGTTGATCCGTTTGTCCAATATTGTATATTCCTGTTTGATCTGGAATTAGATCAGATTCTATATCTCCTTCAAAACTTAATGTGTCGTCTTGACTGTCTCCACCGATAAAAATATTTCCATCAAATGTGATATCGCCTGTGGCTCGAATATTTCCATAAGTTTTTAAATCTGATGGAATGTTAAAAATACCTGTGCCTGGACCTGGGTGGATATTGATATTATCATTGTTGTATGCTCTAATTCCGCTGTTTGTAAATGCTAAATTGTCTGTTCGCAATTCAGTCATTTGAAAACTAGAACCTGCAATCATATTGATTGGACCTGTCAGTGTTGAAACAGTTTGTGTAGGACCGTCAATATCGATATTACCTACCGATGCAGAATTAGTTGCTATTAGATTTCCTCTGTAAATAGCATCTCCGCTTACTTGTAAATCTCTTGTAGGAGCGTCATTTCTTACACCAATTTTACCATTAGTGTGTCCAATAAACAATAAGTCTGTTTCAAAAGCCAAATCACTATTTCTAGTTAGATTTGCTTTCAATAATGGACCTGATATCCTACCTACATTGGTTACTGGCATAATACTCCTTTTTTAGTATTTATTGAATTTTTGAAAAGGTATTATTTGTCAAAATTATGTAAAATTGTGATCGGCTTGCCTGTGGGCACTGCTGTACCGAATGTGATGTATTGTCCTGATGGATATGCTAATCCTGTTATAGAACTTCTTCCATCCATTCTGAATGTGTTTCCGCCACCTAAATTTGCTTCATCAAACATCAATCGATTTACACTTAGATGTGAAGGTGTAACTGCTGTAACTGTGTATGTTCCGTTGTTAGTTGCTGAGCCTGTTACTATGAGAGTTTGATCCACGTGATAACCTTTTGATTGCCAATCTACTAACTGTGTGTTACCACTTACAAATGCTCCAACACCTGTTGAATTGTAATCTCTCACAGCAGAAATAATATTGCTGTTTACATCACAAGGATTCTGTGTTAGTGTGTAGTTGGTGTTAGGAATTTGTAAAACGTTTTCTACCATTACTAAAACGTTTTCTGGAGATGTTGGATACCCTAAACCTGATCCAAATCCATCATTTAAAACTCCAAAGTTTACTTCTGTGTCATCGCCATTGCCTAAGTTTTGTACCACAATATTTTGTGGTTCTGATAATCTAAACTGTTTCCAAACAGGAGCACCGCCTTGTAATGATTCATACACTTCTAATTGTCTCAATGTAGTGTTAAATCTTAATTGACCTTCTTGAGGACTTGCAGGTCTTTGTGCTTGAGTTCCTTTAGGAACTAAAAAAGCACCCGTTGATTGTGCTTCAATCTCTTCGTATTGAGTGTATATTAAACCTTTTCCGTTTAATAATCTTTTGTTTGTACTTTGACGTTTTAGATATCTCATTACACCTCCAAGTAACTGACCACAACTGATAAGTTGTTAGCACCTGATTGAGCAACTCTGATAAAGTCACCAGCACTCAGAACAATTTTTTCTGAATCTAAAGTGAATGTTTCTGCTCCTGGTAATAATGCGTTGTTCACAATCATCGATCTGTTGGCATTGTAAGAACCTGTCACAGCGTACAATGTAAAATTACTGTCTTCACCGCCTGTGGCATCTTCTGGTCCAATGTTTGTGATCAATATAGATGTGATAGCATAACTTTTACCTGCAGGAACTGTTAAAACATCAACTGTACCGTTTACTTCTGTGTTTGTTATTGCCATTGTTTCTCCTTAAAATAATAGTCCGAAAAGCAGTGCTCTGTTCTTACTGATCACTTCTCCTCTTGTGTCGTTTGTATTTACAAAATATAATCCTGTATCGCCACCAGATGGTGATTTCGCATACAATTTAACGCCATTGGCGTCGAATAACGGGTCAATTGCAGGATCTTGAATGCTTGGTCTATTGTTGATAACAAACGAGTCATTTACCCTTACAGACCCCGTTCCTGGTGCTACCAATTCTAAATCTTGGTTTGAATTCAGACCGCTGATTTTGTCGTCTTCAAATCTAATGCTACCAATATCTGTAGTTTGTTGATATAATTCAAATCTAGTAGGTTCCCATAATCCTACCAATGTACCATCAATTGTGATTTCAATTTTAGATGTGTTACCTGATGAAGAATTGTCTGTGATTTTTACTTCTGTGTCACCGTCAACTATTCTCGGAAATGCCGCACCAACAACGATTGCGTTGATTTCATCATCCACATATTTTTTATTTGGAATATCATTGTCATCATTCATTCTGCTGACATAATTTGCTGGAGCAATACTACCACCTAATCTTAGTGTGCCTCCTCCACCAGGTTCAAAATAAATTGCATTTGAGTTGTTAATATTGGCAACTTTTAATGCTAACGTATCACCTGAAGCAGAAACTACTTTAAAAGATCCAAAGTTAGGACCTTGTCCTGCTTGTTGTCCAATACCTGGACCTTGTGAAGTTGTTTGTGTGTTGGGATCATTCCAAGCAATCTTTTCATCGTACACAAAACGTACATCGTCAAGATTTCCTCTGTCTACTCTGATTCCTGATTCTTGATTATTGTCGGTGATGCTGTAACCAGTTTCACCTTTGTTTAATAAAATTTCGTTATCTTCAATGTCAAGGTTTGCTGTGTTTACTGTGGTTGTTTCTCCTTCCACAATCAAGTCACCAGTAATTCTTGTGATACCTGTATTACCTGTATCTAAAATAATTTCGTTAGAGTCTGACACTCTAATTTTATAATTACCTGTTTCTAAATAAACTGTTTTTGACATCTTGTTCCTTATTTTAGGGAGTGTTGCCACTCCCTAAAAAAATTACTTATTACAGTGCAGTTAACACCAACACGTTTGATGTTGAGTCATCTGATACTGCCCAAGTATATCTGTTGTTAGAAAAATCTCTACAAGTTCTGTTGTAAAGTTTTTTAATTGTAACACCGTCTCCTGTGCCACCAACGTAACCTAATAGGTTCATTTCGCCATCTGCTAAAGCACCTGCATCTTTATTTACAAGTGTACAGATTCCGTCAGTGCCTGAGCCGTCGTTAGCATCGTTAACTTTAAATTTGTTAACAGATCTTTGACTTAAGATTATACCTGTGTTTGATATTGCTTCTCCAGTAACTTTTACGTTAACTGTGATATTTTCTGACGCTTCGCTACCTACTTCATCAAGTACAGTTCCGAAGTATCTTTTGTTTACCGGTCTTCCCATTTGTTTTCTCCTTTTTTGACGTTCTAGGTCTACGAGGTTGTGTCCCCATAAGTCCAGCCGAAACTGGCCCAAAACATATGTTTACAAGAGTATTTATCGTTTGCTGAGTGATGCCAATAGCTCTACTTTTGAGAATTTTTTTGCTAGTTCTAAGGCTTGTACAAGCACTTGATTGGCTTGTTCTAAATAGTGTTCACGTTTGGTCCTGCGATAATCCACTAGTATGTTGGTGTATTCATCATACATTTTATCCAATGTGCGTTCCAGTCTTTTGATGTCGTTTATGAATATGCCGTGATTGCGTTTCCACACTTGTAATCTTTCCTGATATTCTTTAAATTCTACAAGCAGTTGTTCATGTTTCATACAATTATTTAAAATGTTTTACAAGGTCTCTTGTGCCGTATGACACCAAAAATTTTACTCCTGCTCGCTTGTAAACTTCAGCAATTTCCAGTTGATGTTGGAATGTGGGCAGTCCTCTATACTCATCAGACACTTGATATAACCCAACAGGTTCATACATACCACACTGTATATTTGAAAACACACCCAGACTGTGCTGTGCTGGTTTTAACAAAATGTAATCTGCTTTTTGTTTTTGATAATCATTTGCATGAGCAATCATGCTCCAATTGTTGCTGATCGGCAGTTGATAACTTCTGCCTGTGGTTGGTGTGCTGTTGGCTAGATCTCTGAATGCACTGTAAAACACACTGCGATATTTTACATAAGCCATCACAGGTTTATTGGTTTCTGTTTTTAAATTTCTTACAGTGTGATCGCCCATGTCCGAAGGAGCCAGTATGTCTGCACCTGCTGACTCTAATTTTTTACCCAAATCAATCAACAGTGCTTCACTGGTGTCTGGTTTATCCAACACTCTACAATGTCCATCTGGCAGTGTGGAACATAGACACACATCCACAATTAATTCTATATTTGGAAAACGTGTTTTAATTTTATTCACAACCTCAGCATTAAAACTCCAATCAGGAGTCCATGTTTTGGTATCAGGAGTTATAAACAACAGGAAACTGTCTACTCCAACATCAACATCTTGTTGAATTCTATCTAGTATGGTGTCTTGTGAATAACTGGAATTTTCTAAACCTAATCCAGCCGTCTTATTGCTACCAGATTGGTTCACAAAGATTGGCTGGATTAAGTCCATCGTGTTTTACTTCTTGTCTTTTTTAGGAAGTGCCGCACACTGTTCTGTATCTGCTGGTAAGCCAGCATTTTTGTCATAGATCCAAACGTATGAGTATGTTACTTTGTCATCACTCACTTGACATTTTTTTCCAAATGCTACTCTTGGTTCTTTGATAGAACAAGCAGACACTAACAACATGGTTAAAAGTATCGCGATATATTTCATTTAAGTTCCTCGTTTTAGAGTTTCCAAAGTTAATTATAGCACATTTTGGTTTGGATGTCAAGATTTGAAAAGGCGACAAAATTGACATAAAAAAAGGGGGCCGAAGCCCCCTTTAGTGTATTCGTTAACGTTAAGATTAACTGAATGATGTGTTCGATACACCGATCGTTTCAACATAATCAGCCGCGTTACCTAAAGATGACGCTGTGTTGTTTAACTCTACATAACCATATCTAGTCATGAAAGAAACAACTGGCTCAAAAGTTGATGGATCTAGAACAACACCAGAAGACATTAACGGAATGTATGGGCAATAGAATGCCGCCGCATCTGCTTCTGATGATCCTTTGTAACCAACAAGTACATCTGTACTGTCAGCCGCATAAGTGTCAACATATACTTTCATCGCACTGTTTAAAGTTCCAACGAATTTTTGGTTAGTTGGTGCTTCAAACGTACCTTCAGTTGTTCTTGCGAACGCTGAAGTTGTAGCAGACTGAAGTACTGTTAATGCTAATGGAGATACCACTGCAAAATTACCAGCACCACGTCTTGTGTTTTGTGCGATTTTGTTAGCCGCTCTGTTGATTAATACAGCCAAAGCCGCGTGTTCATCACCTACGAAAGTCGCAGTTCCTGATACAGCCGCTTGGTTGTATGTTCCAGATGATTGAGCACCTGCAAGTGATCTTAATGAAGTGATGATCTCTTGGTCGATTTCAGCAGTAATTTCTTGTGCTAATGCCGCCATGATTTCAGCCTCTACATCAATACCTTGTTGTGCTTGTGCATCTTGAGCAGATTCAAATGTCCATCTTGCTTGTAACTTACGAGTTTTTGCTTCAACTGTTTGTTTCAAGATTTGGATTGACATTGCTCTACCACCAGTACCTTCTTTAGTTGCTGTTGCATCACCTTTAGCAGTTGATAAACTACCTGAGTATGCTTGAGCAATTTTGAATGGTGATAGTGCTTCTTCACCTGCCGCCGTGTCTGTGTTGATAGCAGAAGTGTCGTCTGTTGTTTCTGCGTATCTAACTCTTAGTGTGTGGATTTGACCAACTGGGCCAGTCATTGGTTGAACTCCAACCAATTCGTTAGCGATTACAGTAGGCATAACCCGTCTGATCACCGGTAGGATCACTCTGTTTAAAGTAGCAACGTTACCTGCAGATGTAGCACCTGCTGTCGCAGACTCTGAAAGATACTTTTTAGTATTTTCTAAAGTCGCTTCCATCACG